ACCCTTACCAGTAAAATGTATTCATTGTGAACATGAATATGATCAAACACTTACATTAAACGTATCTGATTTTTTCGAGTAAGGCTTCTATATCTTAACTCTGAAGATATACAGAAGCTGATAGATGATATGGAAACAGAGACTAACTCCATTAAACAATCAGCCATTAAAATGGCTTGGCATATGCGTGGTGGAGCCAGCTATGAAGATATATTAAATATGTCTACCGAGGAACGCAAAGCCATAGCAAACTTAATAGAAGAAAACTTTGATACTACTAAGAAATCAGGACTACCGTTCTTCTAAGTACTGATTTGGAATAAATATTAGTGTAGTTCGCGGACTTCGTACATCCCAACTACTCTAACGCTATTGAGGAGCATCAGCATGACTATTTATTTGTATAAAAAGACCCACAACATTACTGGTCTTAAATATCTTGGAAAAACAATAAATTCCAACCCGCATGAATATAAAGGTTCAGGTACTATATGGATGCGCCATATAAAAAAACACGGCTATGACGTAACTACAGAAATTCTTAAAGAATGTAATGATAACTCAGAAATAAAATACTGGGGACAACATTATAGTAATTTATGGAATGTAGTAGAAGATGTTACATGGGCAAATTTAAAACCAGAAGAAGGTGACGGTGGCGCCAGAAAAGGTCAGCTAGCTTGGAATAAGGGTCTAAAGGGAGTAATTAAACATTCATCGGAAGCAAATCAAAGACAATCTGAAAGACAAACAGGCTCAACTAGAAAGCCATTAAGTGAAGAAACAAAAACAAAAATACGTGAAAAGTTATTAGGTAGAAAGAAGGGGCCCACTTCTGATATTACGAAAGCCCGTATTAGTTTAAGTAAGAAAGCCCGTAATTAGTCATTTATGTAGTATTAGGATTATATATTCTTATCTCTCTTGTAAAGATGAACTTCGTTCATCTAAGAACTCACTTCGTTCGTTCTTAGTTTTTACGGTTATCTATTGTTTTAAAAGAGTTTATATTGAATTAAATTCAATTGCCGCTTAGAAAGCCATGGTAGTGCTATTCAGCACTACCAATGGTTAAGGGAATTTGCCATGCCCGTCATCCTTTGTTATCTTTTCCCCGTCTAATTAGCTATTTGTTGCTATTAAACGCTACCGGTTGCTCTGTAAAGTTATGGGACTGTAGTGAAGCTATCAATGGTCTTTCAATTGATTCTTCAGCAACGCACTTCTCACCCCGCAAAGATAAAGTAGGGATGAGCTTGTTGAGGGTTCGCTTTGTCGATTGCCCTCTCGGTATTCCATAGTTATCACTAACTATGCTTACTCCAGATCCATCAGCGTTTCCGCATCTTCAAGGAGGTCTGACAAACTCAGACAACGAATTTTTATTTGATTATGTTGTTGGGATATTGATAACAGTTTGATTTGACGTGGTGTCTGGTGTTGCCGAATAGGTTTTTAATAATGTACTGTTGTGTTGAAAAAAGTCATCAAATTCAACGATTAGCCAATCGCCAAACTTGCTTGACGAATAATAGACAAAATTGTCTGTTATCCATGTTGAGCCGCATTGCACGGCAACATAACGACCTTTTCTATTAAACTTCATAAACAATAAATTTACATCACCTATTTCGGCAACGTCCATTAATTGTTCAATCCATGTATTTATTACTTTACAGTCGCCTGAAAGTAGTAAGTGAAAAGGAAAATCTGCATAGAACTTACATTCAATATTCATTTTACTGAAACTTTGACCGGGTACAATATCACCTTTGAAAGAACGAACTTGTCCTTCATGTAATACTGCTGTTCTATGCTGATTTTTACCACCAATGTAAGCTCCAGATCCAGGTGCTCTTATAAAGCTTTCGCCATATAGGTCAGAAAGAAACTTTGCAACTTCTCTCTCAAATCCTGATCCCTTAGCTTTCTGTGGTGATGTCATGTTAATACTTATCTGTCTCTGTGTCTCTTTGAAATTATTCTGTGTCAACTGCTGTTGAATAACTTGTAAAGCCATTTTCTTTAATAACTTTAAGAACACTAGGCACACGCCCAGCTAATTCTTCACGGTGACTTACAAGCCAAATACTTTTCTGTCTGCGTCTGCTCATGTCTTTAAGAATCGCAATAGCATTCTCAACACCCATTGTGTCAAGACCGCTATCAATCAACTCATCAATAAACAATGTATTGATAGGACGATACAACGATTCCCATACATCTCTAAACGCAAAACTTAAGCCAAGAATCAAACGGTTACGTTCACCACGACTTAAGTTATCAAAGTCAAGTTCACGACCCAACTCTGTAATCTCAACTTGTAAATCATTCTGAAAGATAACCTGATGGGGCAACCCAATCTTATCTAAGTAATGTGTTAATCGTGCATTCAAGTAACTTAAGTTTTGGTCAATAATTTTCTTACGAACAAAACTGTCTTTGCTAACCAACAAATCTAACAAGAACTTTTGATGTTCCATCGTTCGTGTTAGTTTATTGATAGCTTCAAAGTCAATAGCTTGTAATGCTTGTGTTTCCATTTCAACTACTTGTTCACTATATGGGTCAGTCTCTTGTGATTTGTTATCAATTTGATTTAGAATGTTAGCAACTTCACTTGAGTGTTTGATTGCCTCAGCTTCAGTATCATAATGAGTAACAGGTTGAGCACCTAAAACTATAGGAGTCAGTTCACTTAGTTGTTCACTAAATGGATTAGATTCTTGTTTTTTATCTTCCCATACTTTCTTTAAATTAGATACATCACCACTGTGCCGAATAGCTTCCGCTTCTGTTTTATACGATGGAGTGGGTTTGGATCCTAATTTAGTAACTAATGATTCATTGATTGCTAATTGTGTTTCAAAATGAACCAATTCAGCACGTGTATTTTCAAGTAGAGTGGTCTTTTCTAATGTAACTTCTAAATGCTTATCATCATGGAAGTCTTGACCACAAGCATAACACTTATGATCCTCAAGTTCTTTTACTTCCCGAACCAATTTATCAATTAATTTTTTTTCTTTTATGATATTTTTGGTTAGGGTATCAATTATTGTTGCTATAGATTTTTGTTCGGCTTCATCAAGGAGCCAATCTTTTAAATCAGTCCAAGCTTTAAGTTCAGCTTCAATATCATACTCATTTTTAAGTGAGTATGCTTTATGTGCTATTGAAACATCTGTGTCATGTTTTTGTTGCCATGCAGTAGAACGTGCAACTAGTGCATTGTATGTATCCTGTGCTTCTTTTTGCTTAGTCCAAACATTCAAATCTTTGTGTGCTTGTAATTCTTTAACAATATCAATCTTACTCAAGTCATCATATTGTAATGCTAAGGCTGTTAAATCATCATCGTGTTTCTTTAGCCACAATGTTTGTCTACGTTTCAATGCATCAATCTGTTCCTTGACACGTTTGTTAGCTTCTTCAATGCCCTTAACACGATATTCTTCTTGTTGAATACTATCTTTACTATCACGGATCATGTTCTTAATGACCTCAGCTTTCTCAGATAGTAATGTAATACCCAATAACTGTTCAATGATATCACGTTGGTCATTAGTTTTTAATGCTAAGAATGGTTCACTGTATGTATTCAACACAACAATATGTTTGAACATATCGGCACTCATATGAATCACATTTTCAATTGCTTGCTGTGTTTCTTTGTTCTCACCCTGTGCATCGTCTGTATTCTTTTGTAAATCGTTGTTTACATAGAACTTTAAGATGTTTGGTTTACGACCTCGTTCAATTTTATATTCAATACCGTCTACACTAAACTCTAGTGTAACCATCATACCTTTACCATTTGTACGATTGACTAAATTATCTTTACGAATGCTATTGATTGGTACACCGAATAAGGCGTAGGATAGACCCTGAATAAGGGTAGTTTTACCTGTACCATTACGAGCACCGTCACCACCTAAGTCTAAGTTTTCACCTAGAATAAGTGTTAAGTCTTGTCGGTCAAAACTAACTGCTTGAGTAACTTGTCCGATTGAAAGGAAATTGCGAAGGGTAATATTCTTAAGTGTAATGCTCATAGGTTATTGTAAATGTCCAACAATAGTTTTTTGTCAAAAGTATTTGATTCAATAGAATTAATTTGGTCAATGACAATTTGGTCAACTGATTCAAAACGTAATCCATCTGAACCAGCTATCTCTGTTTGTTCTGCTTTAAT